GTTCTGAATTCACCATTGGATGTAAGATCAAGCCAATTCTTGTAGTAGAAGAAAGGGAGAGTCATTTCTCCTCCTTGCGAATCCTGAGGATAAATCCAGATATTGGGTCGCTGAGAGAGAGGTATGATTTGCGCATCAGAAGTAGATGCGGGAATATTGAAAGGATTGAAAGCGAACAAAGGATTGTATGTTACAATCGCAGCACCGTAGTAAAATGGTGAGGCATTGATCATGATTTTCAATTTCAATTTGCAATGAAGAAGAGAATAGTTATCCGTCTTCTTTTTGATTGAAGCCGAATCAAAGTAACGTTCCCAAGGGTCAAAAGACACATCAAGAACGGATCCTTCAGCCCAAACAGTCGTAAAAATGCGAACAGGACGAGAAAGGAATTCACCTAGATCGGCAGAAGCGTTGTAACCATCACAAAACGTGTCATCAACGAGTGGAGCAAAATCCACCATATTACCAGCGTGGGCATCATTGAATTGAACGGTCTGTTGATCGTTACTAGCAGGAGCAACAGTCATCTGTTGCGGAATTTCATTGTTTGTAGAAGCAAGTTGGTATAAAACCAGAGGGATAACTCAGTCCCAACGGAGTGCTTGTTAATCGGGTGAGTTCAGCCAAACTCTTCCCTAAATAGGGATTTTGAGGATTGCTCAGGCAGAGTTATGTACAAGATCCATCAATATAAAACGTGGATTAACAAGATTAATTTATTTACAATTGGGTAACTATCTTTGTACAGAGTGATTTTGGTTTACAATCGGACCTTCACTCAAAGGCCCTTGCCAGTTTAACGACATGGCAGTCGCAGTTATCAATTAGACAGTAATCAGTCCAGATGAAACTTTCCACCTTTGTAGAAGTGCATCATAAACTGGGAATGTCTTATTGATATCCGCGACCCAGTGAACGAGGTTCAACTCATTTACTGCGGTCAAGATCAAATTCCTTTTTTCCTCATGAACTTTTCGTCCATAAAAGAAATATTCATTGTTTACAAAAGTCAGAACAGCGATAGCTTGTTCTTCCTTGGGAATAGACTTTGAGACTAGACCGACAGTGAGAGCTCGATTGATTGAATCGTGCTCCAACGGGCAAGCGTAGTCCTTGAGATCTTCATCGTAGACCCATTTCCTTTTCAGGAAAGAGGCCTCAGAAATGTGGATATAGGGCACACTGACGGCAAGTTTGTCAGCCATAGTGTACTTAATACCCATGCCAGCAAAAACATTGCGGATTGTTGTGTGATTGTACTCCTCACGATCTGGGCTGACCTTCAAGTACACATCATCTCCGAGTGTATCTCTGTACACTTTGACAA